CCGTGTTGTTGATCAGGCTCCTTTTCGTCATGCGGCAGATATGGTTCTTGATCATTTGATGGCCCAGATTGGTCCAGATTTGGATCATGTGGCGCCTTTGTCGATCAAACAGTGTATTAGGGGTACAACACATACCAATCCAATGACCTTGTCTAGTGGTTTTGGTTTCCCATTTTACAATTTAAGGAAGGATGATATTATTAAGGGGACATATGACGACCCATATTTTGTGGATTGGTTTGTACGTGATCTTATTCAAATGTTAGTGAATATGGACCATGGTGTTCCACCTTTTAATGTCGCCACTGCTTCTGTGAAGGATGAAGTTGTTAAGACCAGTAAGACGCAGGAAGGACTAGATAGGATTTTCTTTGCTGGAAGTACTCATTTCCTGGTTTTTTGCAGGATCTATCTAACCGCTATTCGTGATATTTTTTTATCTAAAAGGGCTAAACTTTTTGGACAGATTGGTGTGAATGCTATGGGTAAAGATTTTCATGATATGTTTTTAAGAATGTTTTGGAGTTTATACCCTGGAGCATCCTTTCAAGCTTTTTTAAAAGAGTGTGGATGGTTGGACACTGATTTTGAAAAGTACGATAAGCGTCTTTTAGTTTATGTATATGGAGTTTACGTCTTATGGCGTCTCGTGCAAGTGACACCATTTTTCGTAAATAATCCGGTTGAAATGAATCGCGTGAAGATGGTCTTGATAGCCTTACAACAGCCTATTATTATTCTTGGCAACGATGTGTTTATCATGGAGAATATGATGGCTAGTGGTCAATCATTTACGGATATTTTGAATTGTATATGTGAGATGATAATTGAAGTGTTGCAGTTCTATTATTGCAGATTTACTACCGTCTTTCCTTCTATTCCTGTTCCTGCAAGTTTTGTGCTTTATGGAAAGCAGGAGATGAATATGTTTGATTATGTTATAGTGGCTAATTATGGTGATGACAACTTCAAGTTGGTCAAGGGTGTGGCCCGCGATTTTTATTCTCATGATAACATTATGGCTTTCGCAGAGTGGCTACAAATGCCAATCACCCCTGCCAAGAAGGATGACGCCTTTATCGTCTTTAAGACTGTGACTGATCTTCAATTTCTCAAACGCACTCCTGTTGTGATAGGTGAGCGATTGTTCGGAAGATTGGAGCTAACATCAATAGCCAAGATGTTGGCTTTCACTGATTCAGTGCAGCCTGATTGGAAGGTGTCGGTTTTGCGACAAGCCTCCATGGAATTATGTGTTTTTCCGCAGGGGGTTATAGATGAATTCAAAAGCATCTTTAAATATGATTTTGACGCTCTTGTTTTACAACAAGAACGATGGTCATCAGACACTTGGTTTTTACCAACTGATGACAAAACTGAGGTGTTATTTACACATTTCGAGCCGTGCCAGGGCTATATAAGTACGTTGGCGTTATAATTTTAACGCCGTTCTGGCGTCTTTATTATAACTAGCTAAGTGCTGGTTTTTCCCAAAAAAAAAAAAAAAAAAAAACCGG